TTCAAACGAAGCTCCTGTTGGAGTGATGAAGAATTCGATGTCGATGAATTCTAACGCCTTCGTTGGTTTTAAGTATATCTTACCTGTTAATGTGTTTCTATCTAAGTCTTCAGGTGTTGAAGAAACTGTTACACGGAAATCGTATAAACCTCTGTCTCTTCTGATTGAGTCTAAGATAGGGTTAACACTATCCAAGAATTGTTGTCTAACGATTTGGTCGTTTTGTTCGAACAATAATCTTACCGCTACCGCTGAAATCAACTTACGAGCTTGAAGTAATAATCTTCTTACGTTCAATCTGTTAAGTGCTGTGTCAGCAACTTGTAACGTTTTGTTACCCCAAATTACAGTTCCTACATCAGAGAAAGTTGCGATAGGGTTGATTCTACCTTGGTACAATGTGTCTCTATCTTCTTGAGTTAATTTAACTCTCGCTTTGATTGAGTTTACAAGACCTCTTGTGTAACCCGCTGATGCGAACCATGGGAATGCAATGTTATCTGTTAACGCTAAGTTTCTACAAACTTCACCTGTTGGAGGTAAGTAGATTTGTGTATTGTTTACAGTATCTCTTACTAAAATCCATGGGTAGTAAGTTGCCGTGTAGTTAGAGTCAATTCCTGTGTTATCTAAGTTATCAACCGCCTCTTGTGGGTAGATGATATCTAATGAGTTTGTTCCATCAGGAGTAAACATTAGGTAATCAGGAGTTGTTGCGATATACACAGAATCAGCTCTTGAGTATTGTACCATGTCGATAGCCTCCTCAACAAGGTTTGAGTTATTTACATAATCAATTGCTGAAGTTGCGAATACGTTAATGTTAGTTGACTCGGGGTTAGCAAATGTTAAGATACCAAGTAAGTAAGCGTAATAGTCAGTGTTTGCAAAATCTTGAGTATTGTTTTGAACAACGATTCTCTTGAATAAACCTTGACCTGTCGCTGTTGGGTATCTTGCTGATACAGAAGCTCCCGCTAAATAACCTGTAGAACCTAATTGGAATCTATCTAAGTTTGTTCTTGATTCTCTATAAATGTCCCAACCATCAAATCCACCCGCAAAACATACTGTGTATTTTCTTGAGTAAATAAAGTAGTAAGGGTTTTCTTGTGTTTCTGGGTCTCTTGTAAAGTTAGCAACGCCACATTCAAAAGCAGTTTCACCACTTGTTAAGAATGAGTTTGATATTGTACAAACAGTTGCACCTGAGTCCATGTGGAAACCTTTACTTAAGTAATTCCAAGGTGTTCCGTCTACAGGTAAAGCTGATGCCACCCAGTTAGATGGATTTTGTGTTCCTTTATATTGTAAGAATGAATCATCAATCCCAAATTGACTTGAGAAACCTAAGTAACTTCTTCTTATGATGTCTCCAGCTGATTCGGTTGCATTTGCCGCTGAACCAAATGGAGGGTTGTATATTGTTTCTCCAGGGTAGTAATATTTTGTTTTAAATTGAGGTACTGGTGATGGGTTCAATACTGAAGCATATTCTCTTTGAGTATATCCATAGAATCCACAAGGAATTGCATCAATTGGTGCTTCATCCGCCATCTCAACCATTATATATCTTGATACTAAAGCGTACTCTCCATTAGATGAACCAATTTTCTTAGCCACAAAGTTGTTAGAACCTGGGTCCATATTACAGTTTGTGAATTTCTCAATAACCACAGGGTTAGCGTCAGTGTCAAAGAAATTTCTTACTAAGACATCAAATGTCATGTTATTAAATGAAAGGTTTGCGATAGACACTTTAACTTCAGTGTTTGCTGCGTCTCCATCAGATATTGAGATGAATTTGAATAAGTTATAAACCTTATTACCTCTTAATTCTGAAACTAAGAATGGTGTACTTGGTGATTTATATTGTGTTACGTTATAAGCAATAGACTGTGGGTCTTGACTTCTAGCACCTTCAAGTGCAATTAAATCACAACTTAGACCACGAATGTAACCTTGGTTGTAAGCGTAATTTAAAGAACCAGGATAAATTTCTTCAACATATACTGGTACCTCATTTCTTGATTTACCAAAGTTATCAATTCCTAAAACTTTAGTAATATATTTAGATGAAGCTGCAGACATAGAAGTTTCAAAAGAGAAATTATCTCCGTCTTTAGTTACACCTGATAGTAAGAATGTTTCAAATGGTAATTGAGTAACTCCTGAATATTGTTCAGTACAAACCATTTGTAAGTCAGTTAATCCACTAACTTCATAAACAGGACCGTGTAAATCAGTTTCTGTACTATTACTATAAAGAGAGATACCTCTTGAACGTAAAGTCGCAATAACCATATTATTATAATCTGTGTAAGCAGTACCAGAATAAACATATGAGTTACCTGTAATTGTTCCTGTGTAATTACCGTTACCTAAAGACACCAAGTTAGATACTACATAATAAAACGAGTATCCTGAATACGCATTACCTGAAGTAATATCAAAGTTTGCGTAATACCAAGGGTCGTTATTATCAGAACTTAAATCGTTTGATGTTAAATTAACAGATTCAACTCCATACTCATTTACAATATTAGAATATGATAAAGATAAATTATCATAATCGGTTTCAGGGATTGAACCGTACACTACAGCAGTTGTTGCGGATAATGACGGGTCATCCATTACAGAATCCAAATTAGTAGTAAAATCTAAACTTAAAGAAGATGTACTTCCATCAGATAATCTATATTGATTATTTAAATTAACTGTTACAGGTCCAGGTAATGAACCAGACGTGAATATAAATGTATTACCACTTGACGTTCCTGAAAATTCAGCGATAAACGGAGAACCAGTAGATGGATTAGTTCCGATAGTTAGTGGGTCTACGTTTGCCGTTACCTTGATGCTCCAAGACGGACCAGCGTCGTATCCTGACAATCCTAAAATTCTCGTTACGAAAAGTTGATTAGATTGTTGTAGATAAGATTTGGCGATGTACGCCGCTTCGTATTTAGGGATTTGTGTATTAACAAATTTTGTAGGTTCTGTTCCCCCAAAATATGCTTGAAACTCATCGTAATTTGTGATAAATATAGGTTCGAAAGCGGGACCTTTAATTGTTTCCCCTACCAATCCTAATGTAGTTACACCCACACTCTGAGCAACAAATGATAAGTCGGTTTCAGACGTGTATACTCCAGGTGATACATATACCTTTTGATTTACTTGTGTTGCCATTCTTTAAATTATTCTATTGCAGATTTATTTTATTGATAAATATTAGTATCTGAATGAAAAAACTTGACTTTTGAATATCTATTTATAAACAGTATGAATTAATTCTGCCTTTTTTCTACCTATGAAAACAACTAAAGAAATAAAGAACATTAAAATATCCCCTGAAGTACACGAGGTACTAAAAAAGTACTGTGATAAACGTGGGATAAAGATTTATAAATTTTTGGAAAATCTGATACTGGAAAAGTGTAAAGAAAAAAAAGATATATACGGAGAGAATTAAACTAATTGGGAATCAAACTGAATTGAAGCCTCTTGGGTATTGTCCGTTTTAATAATATCAATTCTTAATACGTCGTTTGTCGTTATTTGTATTTCTTGAACATCACTACCAAAATAATCGTCGTTAATATAAACATCATAACTTTCAACATTTGTTGAATTAGTAAATGTCATATTAGCAGTGAAATCAATTACATCGTTTAAACTAGTGTTTCCAACAACGTATAAAAAGTTTGATAAAAATTCATCTGGATTTTTTGGATACTTGTTTTTTCTATTCTTTAAAAGAGTTGTATCTAATTCCATAATCTGTGATACTCTGGCAATTGCAGGTTTTACTTGAAATTCTTCTTCGTCAATCAAATAACCCAACATTGTAAAGTCATAGTTTTGAACAAAATATTTTCTTGAATCCATATTCATTTGAGATTCATCAGAAATGTTATTCAATACAATTGGAACGTATTGTCCTTTTATAAATGTATAGGCTTGTCTTGATGAAAACTTCTGCATAATCACTTTGTTTAGTTGATTAAGCTCTCTCATTCTATTACAAATGATTTTAACACTGTAATTTATATCTACAGGTACGGGTTGGGGTATTGTATAAATGTCCATACCTTGTTCGTTTCCATTCCAAGTTGGAACTGAGGCATAATAGAATTGTTTTCTATTTGGTATTGTGTACTGTAATGATGGATTTGTTCCAAACTTAACTTCAGGTTGTCTCACCACAGTAATGAATGGAGGTTCGGGGTTGTAATCCAAATTAGTAAACAATGCGGTCTCAACATACTGAGTCCAGTTTTGAGTTGTTATAATAATATCAACCATAGGTACAATCTTACCTGATGTTATAACCTGTAAATCTTCCTTAACAAAATCCAACATACCTCTATCCAAATCAGCATGTAATACCGACTTAGGAAGATAAGTTCCGTCTTCATTAATGTACTCAAGTAATTGTTCTCTACGAGCAGACAATGTCTTTTTTGGTACTAAAGGTAATGTAGGTTTAACCTGTTTTGGTAACGGCATATTATTTTTTAACTACAAATAATTTATTAGTTGAATTTATCATATCAACCTCTTTGGCTGAGTATATTGGTTCTCCACCTTTTTTATATACAAATGAATCGTGTTTATATGGGTTATATGTTATGATATTATCTGATGTTTGAGAAGGAATCTCTTTACAAGGGTGTTCACAATAATCTAATAAATCCCCAATCACAAACGCGTGAACGTTTTTGGATTTCTCAGCACGCACTCTATCTTTACCTCCTGGTCTAACTCTAAACTCAACATCACCTAACTTAACAAAATCTGCGTGTAGTATTACTTTAGATTTATAAGTAACTGAGAATGTGTGTTTATGTAAGTTATAATAAACCATAACTCTTTTTCCTATATATTCTTTTTCAGAGTTATCATGTCCGCACTTGTGACAGATGTAAGGGTCATCTCCTCCATCCGAAAGTTCCCAAGACCAACCACAACTATCGCAGATAACTTTACCATCGGTAATAGTCTCTACAATTTTTCTTAATTGTGATTCTGTAACAATAACTTTCATTATATACCTCTAAATTCGTTTTCACTAACATAATTTGCGGTAATAGACCTATAGAAAGGTTTGTAACCACCATACGTGTGTTTATTATCAGATTTTACAAATCCATCATCTGAAACAACATAATACCTAACTCGGTCTTCTGTTTCGTAGTATCCTATATAATCCCCTTGGAAAATTTCAACTCCCATATCATCCAAAGTTTTTTGATATATAGAAAACTTCATGTTACCAGGTTCTTGAATTTCAACCTTAGAACTACCGTAAGTTTTTTGTGTTGGAGCCATGACTTGAACCAAACCTTTTAATTCAACAGGGGCCAAGAATTGTATTCCATCTTCCAAAACCTCACCATACACATCATCAGTTTTTGTCTTTCTTCTATCAATACGATAAAGAACTATGGTAAAGTTCATGTCACCAAGTAACCACTCTTCACCCATACCGATGTCAAGGTCATAATCCTCCGCCCCGAAGAACTTACCTAATCTTGTTATTGGAACTAATTTTTGCATATATTGATAAATACTCTGCTTATAACTATATTTAAGTCAAATATTTTTCTTATAGATGGATGTAAGTTTAGAATCTAAAGCATTGTCTCTGTTGGAATCTTATGAAGGTGGAAACAACTACATACTTGAACTTAAAAGAAAGTCACAAATAAATAAGAAGTTTTACCCAACAAGAAGTCAATCAGAGTACATTATAAATAACCATGACAAACAACCTAAGGTTGCCAAGAAGTGGGTTATTTTAGATGCGTATTTTGCCAAAAAATTGGCAGACGATAAACTAATGACCGAAATACCAGAAAAGGTTTGGGTTGAAAAGTTACTTGCTGATAAAGAAAAGGCATATCACATTTGGGGTAAAATTACAGAAACACAAGAACTCCACGACTTTTGGTTACCAAAGGCGGCAATTATAAAAGACAACACGGTAAAAGATGTTGTTATTAGTTATGACAAATACTCTCACCGCCCCCCGTTAGAGCACCAAAAAGAAGCAATTCAAAAACTTGTTGAAAATAAAAAGTTTATCTTGGCCGACGACATGGGTCTTGGTAAAACCACCTCAACAATTATTGCCGCTTTAGAAACAGGTGCTAAAAAAGTTTTGATAATTTGTCCAGCAACTTTGAAGATTAACTGGAAACGTGAAATTGAAAATTACTCTGATAAATCAATATTCATTTCAGAAGGAAAAAGTTTTAGTACAGAACACGATTTTGTTATCATAAACTATGACATTATAAAAAACTTCCATGATAGTAAGAAAAAAGATGAATCTCAAATTTTTATTGCCAATTTTGATTTGGTGGTTGTTGATGAAGCACACTATATCAAAAATCCTACGGCGCAAAGAACAAAACTAATTAACGATATTGCAAAAAAGGTTGACAGATTGTGGTTACTAACTGGTACCCCAATGACATCAAGACCCATGGACTATTTCAACTTGTTGAGCCTTATTGAATCACCCGTTGCAAAAAATTGGATGGCTTACGCCATTAGATATTGTAATGGATATCAATTTAATGTTGGGGGTAGAAAAGTATGGAATGTAACAGGTTCATCCAACTTGGAGGAATTAAGAGACAGAACATCTCCTCTTGTATTAAGACGATTAAAAGAAAATGTTTTGGACCTTCCAGATAAAATTATTACACCAGTTTACCTTAGATTAAAATCAAAGGCTTATGAAGAGGTTATGGGTGAGTATTATGATTGGTATGATAAAAACCCTGAAGAATCTAAATCGTTGACGGTACAATTTACAAAGCTTACAAAAATTAGACAAATAATTGCTGATGAAAAAATTAATCAGACAATTGAAATTGCTGAAAACATTATCGAACAAGATAAGAAGGTTATTATATTCTGTAACTTTACTGACTCATTAAATAAAATTTGTCAACATTTTGGTAAAACCGCAGTAAAGGTTGATGGGTCCATGACAAAACCAGAAAGACAACACAGTGTTGACTCTTTTCAAGAAAATGAAAAAGTTAAAGTTTTTGTTGGTAATATTAAAGCGGCTGGAGTTGGGCTAACACTGACCGCGGGGGAGGCTGTTATTATGAACGACCTATCTTTTTTACCGTCAGACCACGCTCAAGCAGAAGACAGAGCGTATAGATATGGACAGAAAAATAATGTTTTGGTTTATTATCCAATATTCGAAAACACCATTGAAGGTATTATCTACGATATCCTAAACAACAAGAAACAAGTCATCGCAACTGTAATGGGTGACAATCAAAATACATCAGATGCCGCTGAAGAAATTTTGAAGAGAATCAATGAAAGTAGAAAATAAACAACTTACGGATTATTTATAATCAAATGAATAATCCAAAGATGAATAAAATAGAAGAAAAGATTCAACAACTCGAGACACAAATTGTAGAACAAAAAGTGACAAGAGAAAAAGAGTTGTTAATCACAGAAATGAAAAAAATCGGAATAGAGAAATTACCCTATTCTTACTCAGCCCTGAAACAGTTCATTGACCAAGAGACGATGGACTTCCACTACAACAAACATTACAAGGGGTATGTAGACAAGTTAAACGCCGCTTTAGCCAAGAAAAAATACGGAGACTTAGAGTTAGAACAGATAATCAAAACAATCAGTCGTTTTGATAAAACAATTAGAAATAATGCTGGTGGTGCATTTAACCACGCGTTATTTTGGAACATGTTAACCCCACAACCAAAAAAACTTCAAGGGGAATTATATAAGAAAATCACAAAAGAGTTTGGAAGTTTTCCAGCATTTAAGAAAAAGTTTGAGACAATTGCCAAAGACAGATTTGGGTCAGGTTGGGTTTGGTTGGTATTAACCGCAAAGAACGGTCTTAAAATTATGTCTACACCAAACCAAGACAATCCATTGATGAATGTTATTGAAGGTGGTGGGTTTCCTCTTTTAGGTTTGGACCTTTGGGAACACGCATACTATTTGAAGTATAGAAACAAAAGGGACGAATACATTACAAACTTTTGGAAAGTTGTTAACTGGGATTTTGTTTCTAAATTATATGAAATGAAAACCGAAACAAAACTTTTAGAGTCGGTTGAAATGGCAAAAATAATAACCGAATCAAAGGAGGCTGAATTTTGTGATAACAAAGAAGTTCAGTTCTACAGAGAATTAATTAACAATCCAAAAATTAAAAGAGTATACCAAGACGGGGTTACCAGTGTATTAAAACAAGTGTTTCACCAATTTTGGGTTGAAAGTACCAACGAAGAAATGTCAGGTTTCTATGGTGTTGAATCTAAAGAAGGAAGGTCAATATTAAATAACCTAAACACAAACTTCAACGCATTCTGTTTGTTAACCAAAGCGGTGAACAATCAAATTGAGAACATAGGAAAACCTGAAAAGAAATTTGATTTTAGTAAAAAAGAAAAAAGAAACATAAGTGAGGTTGCCAGATTAATTAAAGCTTTAGACCATTTCAAGAAAGATATTTTTACAAAAAACAATCAAGATTTTATAAACATAATTAAAGTTTTAAAAAAACTTTGGGATAGAGGACAAAAGTCAGAAGACGATGTGTCGTCAAAAATTACAAAATATTTTGGTTCAGAATCTTCTGTTGAAAAGATTAGTGGTCACGGAGAAAAAAACGATGCGTTTAAAGGAATTGATTTAATTGTGAATATTGGTGAAAGAAAATACACCGCACAAGTTAAACCGTTTTCTAATATGAAAAACGAAGATGGTAAAATAACTGTATATGATACGGGTAACGTAAAACCATACAACGTAAATTGGTTGATATTTATTAACACGAAATCTAATAAGATTTTAATTTTTGAAAATAATCCAGTGAAGGACCACCATCAATATGTGTTTGATGAATCGTCTTTAATACACGAAATAGAATAATAAAGATATTTATTAGATATGGCAGTATTACCAGAACCAGAAAGAAGTAGAATATATACGAGAATCAAACATCAATTGGGTGCTCCACTTAGAAGTGTTGAACTTGAGGATGAAATGATGGACTCGTTGATGGAATTAGCGATTGGGGATTATGAAGAATATATCCTTCAATGGTTAATTGATTCTCAATGGGTTAACCTTGTGAATTTAAACATGAACGAAAGGTCTGTAGCAAGAGCTTTGGTTACAAGAACTATGGATTTTGAACAACAGTTCAGTTATTCGTATTCTAAAATTGTCGGACTTCAAACCGAAGGACCATGGGTTTTAAAGAAAGATTACTTTATATTAAGTGCCAACACTCAAACTTACGAAATACCTGCGGGCAGAGAAGTTAACGAATTACTATGGTTTTCTAACCAAGCTTGGACCGCATTTGGTTTAGGTGGAATGGGTGGATTCGGTATGGGTGGTGTTGGATTAGGGGCTAATGAAGCGGGATTTGCCCAAATGGGATATCAAGGCTCTTATTTTATGATGTCAGGTTTTGATTACCTGATTAGAATGCAAGAAGCAAACATTTTAAATAGAATTTTAGGTGGTTCATTAACTTATAGAATTACAGGATTACCTGATGGTAAAAAGTTAATACACTTATATAACACACCTGGTGGTAAGTTTAATTGGGCTAACTATAACCTATACGTTGGTAAAGCTGTTTGGTATTGGTATTACGATGTGGAACCTGATAGTAGAGGAGATTGTCTTAAAAATAATCCTGATATTATTAAATTACCTACGGATGTTCCAATTGAAGAATTGACTTGGACCGACTTAAACGTACCAGGGCAACAATGGGTGAGAAGATGGTTTACCGCATACTGTAAAGAAACACTAGCAAGGGTTAGAGGTAAGTACAGTGGTAACTTGAAAACACCTGACACAGAAATTACAATGGACTATCAAAGTTTATTGACCGAGGCAAAAGACGAAAAAACCAAATTGATTGAAGAATTAATTGGTGCTGAAGGTTGGTTAACAAGAATGAGACCTGATAAAGTAATGGAGAGAGAAGCCTTAATTGCTGAAAACTTAAATAAGCAAATGAAATTTAGGGCTATGCCTCGTCAAATATACGTAATATAAATTTATGGCAATAGTAAAATCGATACCTTCAAGAAGAATTATCAACGGGGTGTCAATCAATACATCAGAAATATCTGTAGTTTCAGAATTAGATTATAGAACACAAGGTGAAAGTTGTGTAATTATTAGAGGTGTTACACAATCTTTTGTAACATTAGATTCATCAACTACTGACCACATTGTTGTTAAATCAATGACAAACCTCACCATAAGACCTGATGTCGGTAAAATCGACGAGGAATATGATGAGGTTGTTGTAGATAAGTTTGCTTGTATTGAATTTAGATTTGTTGGTGGAAACTGGTATATCCTTTCATCCGACGGACTTAAACAGTCATAAGTTTTTGTTCCCAACCTTCTTCAGCTAACTCATACATATAATGAGGGTCAAGTCCTCTTTTCTCCCAATATTTAAGTTCTTGCTCTGTAATATCTAATACGTCTTTTTGTAAATCGTCTTGGTCTCCTTGTCCTAATGGATGTCCATTTATTAATTCACATTGAGCCGCAGTAAATATACCACGTTTTTCAGGGTCGGCAACAATAAGTCCATTTCTAACATCGTCTTTAAATACAACCATAAGAGGTTCAATTCTTTTATTGAAGGTAACAACCGCTCTTGGTACATTATAATCACCAGTCAAATTAGGGTCATTGTCTAATATATCTTTATCTAACATATAACAGTTAAGTTGTACACCATCCCCTTTCTTTTGTACATCCCCATGAGATGCCTTAAGTCCATTGTTAACATACATTATAACGTCACCCAAATTAACATTTAAATTGTTTTCTATTGCAAGTTCCATGTGTGCCATTCTTGACATACTATTACCTGATTTAGTTTTTGTATTCAAACGTTTCTTGTAGTCATCAAGAGATAATTTAACTTTAGCTCGCTGTGCAATCTTGGATAGCGGTATTTGTTTATCAAAAATCTTTTGTAGGTATTCATAATAATATTCGACAAATTCTTTACCCTCACCCTTTAACAACATCTTAATACCCTTATCAAGGAACTCCTCAATATAGATTGGAAGTTTCTTAGATTTAATACTATTACCTGTTAGTTTAATTTTACCCTTGGCATCCATAACCGCATAGTTCTTACGAGCCAAGTTAATACATGAAGGCCAAACACCGTCGGTGTCCAAAGCCATTTCACCCCTCATGAATATATCGTTGTACTCTGCAACATCTGCCTCAGGGCCATAATATTCTTTACCTAATTTAACTTTCCAATTCAATCCACGACCAACATACACTCTGTCTTTAGCTTCAGGTGGTGTCGAGAAGTTCACACCGTCCGTATCCATAACCAATGGAACATATCCTTTGGTCATAAAGAATCTAATCATTTGTCTAAGGTATTGTCTACCTGTACAAGTAATCTGTTCACCCATATACATGTCACCCCAAGCATAAACCTGTGGGGCGGATAATGCACCGAACATAGAGTTGATAAAGATTTTGATAGGTAATTGTTTATTACCGTATGATTCTGATTTCTTCTTATCAATCGTATAGAATTCTTCCGCAAGGTTCTTGTATTTGATACGAGTATCACGGAACCATTTTAACATTCCCTTCATCGCACCCGTAACATCACAGTCAGGGAAAACGTCGTGTACTAATTGAATAGAGGGGTATAGAGACGAAAAGTCGAGCTTAAGTACGTCTTTACTATATCCAACCTTAAGTAGTCTAGAAAGACCTCCTACGAAGTCTGTTTTTGATTCTTTCGCAGGTATTGCAAGGCTATGTTTATAAGACCACGCCAACATCAACATTTTCCATAATGTTGCGGTACCCATTGTTGAAACCCTTTCATATGTTGTTGGAATCATCGCAGCCAACAAGAATGAACCTTGGTTGAATTCTGAGTCAACCTTAAGGGTTTCATCTAAGTCATCATCAAGATATCTCTCAACAAGATTGTCTCCTGTGGTTTTAAGATATACGTCGGTTCTATTCTCACAGATTGCATCAATCTTTGGGTCCTGTCCAACCTTACGGTAGTTACCGTTTTGAGTATTTAACCAAAACTCTTCTTTCTTAGTATAGAACGGACCAATGTCTAAGTGGTCAATGTAAACTCGGTCAGGTGCTTCGGCATTAATAAATTGTGTAATGTATTTCAAACCCGCAGATTTAATACTTGAATTAATTGCTTGAGCTCTACGAACCGCGTGAATAATATCAATAACGTTATAACCCCAAATAGAAGTTTGAGTATATGGCTCAACTTCGTTTGCAAGTTTCAACATACTCTCTTTTCTTGTAAACGAATGTTGTGGATGTAATGATTTACAAATCTTTTTAGGGTCAATATTCAAAATAGAACATCTTTCAAATATCCAATGCCAGTCAAAGTTTGCCGAGTTATAACCACCAATAATACTTGGTTTTAGTTGGTCTATAATATCAAAAAATTCTATGATAGCGCCACGTTCCTGTGACTCATCAATACATTCAATAACTTTATGATACCCTTTATTTGTTTTGATTCCAATCATGAATATACGACCGTCTTTTGGTTCCAACGAGGTCGTCTCCAAGTCAAACACCAATCGGGTAACTTGATTATAATCTTCAAATCCTTTGAATAATCTTTTTTCTTTTGAAATAAGGTATTGTTCTACGGGAGGTAGAATCATAACTTTATCTTTAGTCCTTTCCCCCCAAGGGTCACAACCACCTTCTCTAAAAAACTGTACTAATTCACGATAACCTTTTAAAGACTTAACCATAAATGTTAAACCTTTTTCTAATCTTTCGTTGTCGTAAGTTTGTAGTTTTTCAATCATGATACCATGTTTGGTCATGGCTTCTTTCTGAGCGGCTTTGGAACCACCATAGAAATTAATATCTCGTAAATCACCAACCCAAGCAAATGGAGTAAATGTGTCTTTACGGATTTCTTTTCCCTTACCTGGGATTTCCTTAACTTTAAAAATGGAGTTTGATGCATAGTCGAACTCAATGGCGACTATAAATTCTTCAGGGTCGTTTCCGTGTAGGAACGATTCAATTTCTTGTTCTGTAAACATATTTCGTATACGAGTGGTTTATTGGCTTTCACACTGTCGTGAAATTTACCTTCCTCATCGTATATAAATATTAAACAAAATTTTTGAGTAATCAAATTAGCAACAAGCAGTTTCTGAAATAAAACTATCTTGGATGTTGATATAAAGTTCTTCTCTAATTGGTAAAATTAAATTTCCTTCGTCGTTCTTAATTAAGAATTGTCCTTGGTATCTACCAGGGGTGTTTGTATCTCTTGCAGTAAACTTGAAATAAATGTAATACTCAGGAGCCGCACCCAATGGTAGGATTAAATTCACGATTTCACATGGGGCAGAGACAATTTTAGGAATTCCTGTTTCCACGTCAATCATAGTAAAAAATATTGTGGAAACTTCCAGGTCCTCCATAAGTTGTTGGTACCCAGCTCTTCCATCTTTTACAACCTGCATTTTTAACACAGGAAGAGTTGCATTCTTCTTAATATAAAATTCCATAACAATAAATATACTGTTATGACTCTTTACGAAGGTCTCTACTATAATGTTCGAATCTATCGTGTTCTGTTGGCGTTAGAAGTAATAAACCAGGATACAATTCGTCTTTCTTTACAAGTTGATACATATGACTCATCCATGTCTGTTCAAACGGATGTGCCCATGTTGTATCTAAAAACATTTTTTGATTTCCTATTCTACTAACAATCTGAGGCCAGTTACAGTAATAAACTTCACCAATAGCATATGGTAATCCTTTGTGAGATAAAACTGCGTGGAATTCTGTTTTTGGAGCATTAGGGTCTAACCCCATTTCAGGTAATCTATTTTTACCTGGCCAAAACTCTTCTCTCACATGTTGAGGTACGTTATACCAAGACCATTGTGTTCCGTTGTCACCATAAAACTCACTATAGTTTAACTTTAAAAAATCAAAGTTTTCTTTTTTAATAATATCTAACGATTTAGTATATAAGTTTGGAACATATCTATTAAATCCGTTTCTACAAACAGACCCTTCGTTAGGATAAAAGAACATGTCGTCTTCAAAGAAAAGGTAATAATCTAAATCGGTTTCTTTTTGAAAATGTTCTGCAATCCATTGTCTACCACCACAAATACCTAAGTTATCTTTTTTGATGTGTTCAAAATCAAACTCTTCACAGATTTGCTTATACTCTTCGGTTGTCGATAAATCACTTGAGTTATCCAATAAAAACTTTTTTGTTTTATAAACATAGTCCTTGTCGTAGGCAATCATTGAATCAATTAAAGTTCTAAACTGTTTTGGACTATTAAATGTTATAACATACAACCCAACCTTATTTGTGTCTAAAGAGTTATCAACTTTAATAGTGTTTTCATTTTTAACTTTAAGGGAATCGTTTTTTAAATCTTCAAAAAACCTTCCAACCAATCCATTAGACTCTATTTCAAAATAATTAATTAAGTCAGAATGTTTGTAACACATAATACTGAATATAGATTCTTCAGTTCCCATATATCCATCATCTAAAGTACTTTTAAGTAATCCATAATAGATTCCGTTCATATCCCCAATAGTATGTTTAGGTCCTCCAAAAAATCCACCTCGGGCAACTTTATTAACCTTAGCTCCCGCCAAAGAATTTAATTTGTTATATTCAAAACCATGAATTTCTTTTTCAGCACCATAAGGAAAACATATGAATGAGAATTTAGAAATATATTTTGATAGGTTATCTAAAACTTTATCGTGAGTAAAATAACCAGGGTGAACAGTATTGGTTAATCCTCCGTCAATCCAAAACATATATTCGGAGTTGAACTGGTCCATGATTTTTGCATCGTGTAACAAAAACATTTTTGACATTACAAGGGGATTATAATTTTCTAATCTTGCTTGTGTGGATTCTTTTAACCAACCAACTTGGTCATACCAATTAGAATTAGTCCTAATCTTTTGTATCATTGGAAAAAACTCAGAATTAGTAAACCAACTTAATGGTCTTGTAATAAACTGCGTGTTTTCTGAAGTTCTATGTTTGAATACAAATTCTTTTAATTCTTCATCTCCAAATACAATAAGGTTCTCTTCAACCTTTAACAGTTGTTCAAACTTATCCAAATAATGTTGAAAAGACCTACTCCATCCTTCAGTCAATTCTCCTCTACCAATATCCCAAATACCTGTTACTAAAGTTATGTTACTCATATATTCTATTAAATTCTTCTAATATTTTATAAAAACTTTTATTTTGTTGAAACAACTCTTCGGATGTTCCTCTTGGCGCATTATCTCTGCACCACCATATATCAAAATGCTTTCTTTCAAAAAGTTCTTTATGGTTATAAAACATGAGGGTCATAATGTGTTCTTCATGTGGTATACCTTTATCTTCATTTATAATTTTCTCTACATAATCTTCAAATAAAGAAACAACTTCGTCCCACTTACTTTTGTGACCTCCAAAAAGACCACCAATTATATGAAGTCCTCTATCGTATTCTTTATACCATTTTCTATCCACAGTACCAGACCAATAATTTCTATCGTTTTCTTTACCAAGAATTAAAAATTTGTCACCAGTATCTTCAATTACATTATTTAAAAAATTGTTGTTGAATAATGAACTTTCATAATACCTTTTAACCAAACCATTATCAGTAAGATATTTTAATGGTATTAATCCACAATGTGATAAACCAGCATCAATCCAATAATAATAGTCATAAGATTTATCCTCATTCCACCACCAGTGAAATTTGGAATATTGAATCTCGATACATCTATCAGATTTTTTAGTTTCATCAATATTTTTATACTGATTAATCAAATCTTTAAACTTAGTTTGAGATATATCAAATACCTGAAACTTAAGTTTTTCAGGTGAAATATTATTTTCATTATAGAAAAACTCAATCAAAGAATCTAATTCTCTGTCTGAGGTATAACACAGAAAATCTGCGTCCGTCATTTTTAACAACGATAATAAACTGTATCTGTAGTGGCCTCCTCTATTAACTCTACCCCCATATTCGGTACCATAAAGGTCACTATAGATTGATGTGATGAATTTAATTGACATAGTAAAATTTATGATGTTCGTTTTTGTCTTTCATTTCTTGAACTTTATATTGGTCCATAAACTCATTTGGTATTTTTCGTGGACACCACCTGTTCCAGTTATAAGTTTGCATGTACCAATTATTATATACTCCTTCAGATATGTTTGAGTAGTTTGTTTTTTGTGGTGCGATAGGCAAAACAGGACAATAACTTTGATGTTTTTGTACTATGAACCTATACGTATAATCATCTAAAGCAAAATAATATTCTCCACTTGTTGTGAACGCGGTTAGTGAAATATCAAATATTGTATCATAGATTGACTCATCATAGATTACCATATTAGCACCATAAATTCCTCTACTTTCTTCGGGTGCTTCAGGAGTATTTGTCATATCAAATAACAAGTCATGTTTATCGCTAACATTGATTGGTCTATTTTGAGTTGGGCCCAAATTAAACATTGCAAATTTTAAGTCAGGACAATCATTTTCTATTTGTTCTAATAAATCTTTAGAATACGGCATAAACCCGCAGTCATCTTCAATAATCATAACTCTTGGGTACCCTCTTTCTTTTGCAATTTTAATAACTTCAAAAGTTGATTTAGTAATACCCATGTAAGAATTTGTATCTATTGCCGAAAACCTTTCAAAGTCCCAACCAATATATTCCATTTCTTTTGTTATGGATTCCAGTCTGTCGGGTCTTCTATCAAGATTTATAACAAATTTTGGTATTTCTGAAAACTTCATTAACTAACGTGATTGTGATTTAGTTGACCAGTTAATCTGTCACACCATCCTTTAGATTCTGAGTGTGGCCAAACAACCCAATATGACGGTAACATTGTTGTTGGAAACTCTCTCCAAACTTTACAATACTTATCAGGGTCTCTCATAAATCCAGCAATCTCATTCTTGTCGGCATCTTTTCTATATAAAGTTTCATCATTTGGACCATGGAATGCAACTACCCAAAAATCATAATCTGTTTCAGGAACACTTGAATAACCAACATCAATACAATGTTTGTAGATAGTAGAGAAACTGTTTTTCCATTCTGTCTCGTCTTCAATAACGGGACTTGGTGGATATTTCTTATCCAAACAATGTTGGTCTACCGCTCTTTTTTCAAATAACAAACCTGAATATCTTTCATATTCTTGAAGAGTACGAACAGTTCCGAAACCAAATGGACCTTCATGACCCTCTTGAGTTTCTCCATCCATTCCAAATAATTTTCTATTTGTTAAATGAGAATGTTTGTTTTTATCTCCCCATGTTTTGTCGTCATCCCACTGTTTGGTTCTACCCTTACGAGTGTACTCATGGTAAACCACAGGCATATGTGGATGGAATAAATCATAACCCCATGTGTAAGCTCTTGCTGCAATTGAAATCTCTTCTCCGTGGAAATAATATTCAGGGTTATGTTGAACTTCGGTTGAGAACTCACCTAATGTAAAACAAAAGTGGGCAGAATAGAATCTTGACGGAACAGGTTTTGTCATTTCTCTCCAACCTGGAATTGTTTCAGGTAAAAAGAATACCGCACCTTCAGGAATAAACCTATCAAACGCCATTCTCCAAGCATCTGTTGCTCTTCCCGCTGGGTCATTTTCGGGGTCAAAAGATGGGACATAACCCGTAAGTAGAGGTTTCTTATGCCCATCTTTTTGAAGCCCCTTAATCATTTTAATTAACACATCATCCCAATCCTTAATGAACCTCATGTGAGAATCAATTTGAAGTGTGTATGTTTCTCCGTCATAAAGTTGTTGTGTTAGGTTTCTTGCCCAACAAACTCCTTTGGCTTCTTCATATGGGATATTTAAAATTTTAAAACGTTTGTCGTTTCTAAACTCGTCTAAATTATCGAATCCATCGGATTCACTGAATTGTCTTGCAATTGCAAAAACCAAGTTCTTAGGTTTCTTTGCATTTGCAATCATGTCTTTTATGGTTGGAACTAACTGAGGGTCCCTGTAAGATGCGATTTGAATAAAAATTTTCATTTAAAATATATTTTGTTATAAAAATAAAAAACCCTCCACAAAAGTAGAGGGTTTTATTTATATTATTTTTTTTAATTTTAAACACAACCGTTAGGGTCTGATGAAGTAATTTGTCCTGCTCCACCTGTTACTTGGTACCAAGCGGTTCCATTAGAATAGAATCCATTAGGAACTACATCTGTAAGAGGTCTTCCAGTGGTTTCGTATAAGTATTCACCTATGTTAGGTCCTACACCACCTGCAACTGAACCATAGATTGTTTGTGGAGAAGCTGAGAATGCTAAACAAGCGTCGTTAGCCGTTGCACCTGTACCTAAACTATATGTATACCATGCAAATGTTGATGTTGGAGTTTGAGTTGCAGTATTTGTTGGAGTTTGTGTTGGAGTTTCTGTTGGTGTGTTGGTTGGAGTTTCAGTTTGAGTAATTGTTGGTGTTGGAGTTGGTAATAATGAACAAAGTGTATAACCACCCGTTTCAAAACCTCCTGAAGTTAATTGTACAACATCTGAACCATTACTATAGAATCCTGCCAAATCAATTGTAACAATTCCTGACGGGTCATTATAGAATTGAGAATTTTCGTTGAATATTGCCGTAAATGCATATAATGTTACCGATACTCCCGCCTCACAAGCCTCATTAGAAGTTGTTCCTGAGAACACATTAAATGATTGAAGTGGTGATGTTGGAGTTGGGGTTGGAGTTGCGGTTAATGTTGATGTTGGTGTTACTGTTGGTGTGCTAGTCGGAGTTGCTGTTGGTGAAGGACATACTGTAGTTCCAATAACGGTTGCACCCGATAAACATCCTGTTGGACCATCACAATCACTTAGCTGGTAAGTTATTCCATCAACATTATAAAATCCAACAGCATTACCTGTATTACCTTCAGAACTTGACCAGAATAAAGTTGATGATGCAAAAAGTGGATTATTTCCAAAAAGAGTTGAAGTGTCTACACAACCACAAGCTTCAAGAGGGTCTACCTCACTTTTACAAACACTATTAAACTGATATCTCACAACATTTGTTGGTGTTGGAGTGTTAGTTGCCGTTACACTAGGTGTTGGAGTTAGAGTTGTGGTTGAGCTAGGTGTTGGAGTTAGAGTTGTGGTTGAGCTAGGGGTTGGTGTATTAGTTGGAGTTTCTGTTTGCGTGTTAGTTGGTGTGGGTGTTGGAGTACCTGTTTCCGTGTTAGTTGGAGTTGGAGTATTAGTTGCCGTATTAGTTGGAGTTGGAGTATTAGTTGCCGTAACACTTGGTGTTGGCGTATTTGTTGGGGTAGCAGAAGGTGTTTGCGTCGGAGTTGGAGTTATCGCAACTGGAGGAAACACTCCTTGATTTACTAATGAAATTACGTTTTTAAATGATGGTGCAATTGTATAAGTACCATTAATTACCCAAATATTTTTTCTTTGATTTGGTGTAAGCTCAACTTGATAATCCCATAATGCATCGTCACATCTTTGGTAACTAAAATTTACGGTAGTTGAACCCGTATTTGTAAGTGTATATTTGCTACATGCCATCTTATTTCTTATTTATCTAATAAATACTAAGATTTTGGCTAATTTATTCAAGAAGAGTAAAAAAATATTTTTTGTTAAAAGTTAAATATCTTCATTTAAAATGTATTTTGTAATAAAAATAAAAAACCCTCCACGAAAGTAGAGGGTTTTAGTTATATTATTTTAATTTTATTAATCAGTAAAAATGATTTCTATCAAGTCACTTTCCGAATATGGAGAACTAAATTCGTAATTTTGCGTTAGGGGTAGAGGACCCGAGAAACCTGGAGAAATTTGAGAACCATTAGCACTGATATACATTTGGAAATTTCCTGTTCCTGCCATAATAACATTTATGGTCGTACCGCTAATGATATTTTCATGGAACGCGTTTCTAGTTGTACCACTTGTTATTGGGTAACCGCCAACGGGACCAAGTACAGGAATTGTTCCACTAATTCCTGAAATTTCTTTATCACCAGTTGCAGTATTCACGAATCGGAAATTTCTATATTCAGTTGGTGATGGTGTTAGAGTATTTGTTGGTGTATTGGTAGGAGTTGGTGTTGAAGTATGGGTTTCTGTTGGAGTAGGTGTTAATGTTGCCGTCTCTGTTGGAGTAGTGGTATTAGTTGGTGTTACAGTTGGTGTTGGTGTTGCTGTTTGTGTTGTTGTTGGTGTTGGTGTTGGACTAACACATCCTGTATATCCTCCTGTTTCAGAACCATTCGAAAGTAATTGAACAACTAACCCATCATATGAGTAGAATCCAGTCATGTCTGTTGTAACAGGACCAATAAAATTATTATAGAAGAATAAGTTTTCGTCAAACTGACTATTGTCACCATAGATTGTTGTTGGGATATTAATCTGAGAACACGCCTCTTCAAATGAAGAACCTGTGTAAACCGCAAATCCAAATCTATTGTGAGTTGGTGTTGGTGTCTGAGTTGGCGTTGGTGTCTGAGTTGGTGTTTCAGTGTTAGTTGGAGTTGGGGTACTTGTTGACGTTTCGCTCGGAGTATTTGTTGGTGTTTCAGTGTTAGTTGGAGTATTAGTTGGTGTTTGAGTATTAGTTGAAGTATTTGTTGGAGTTTGAGTTGGAGTTTCCGATGGTGTATTTGTTGGCGTTTCTGTATTTGTAGGTGTAGGTGTTGATGTTGTGGTATTAGTTGGAGTTATTGTAACGGTGTGAGTATTAGTTGGAGTTGGCGTAGGAGTTTCAGTATTAGTCGGAGTTGGTGTAGGTGTTGGTGCTGGAACTACAACAGTGTATGTATACGCATAAGTTGGGACATAACAATTATATGTTCCGTAAAAATAATCCGCAACATAACTGAATGGAAAAACTTGTTCTCCCAAATCAACAGTTCCACCTGTCTGAGGTAAAAAGGTAACTTCGGTTGTTAAACCACTTAAACTTACACTAAAAATTGATACACCACAATCTGCCATGTTTATAAATATTCAAAAAATTTTATTTAATTAACACACACCAACATTTATTACCAAGGTTCCGCTTAACTGAACAAACTTGGCTCCATCGGATATTGTAAACTTACCACCGATTGGCGGAATTGTTAATTCTCTATTACCATATACATGGTCCCCAACTTCTAAAGTGTTGAATGGTTTTGTGGTAAAGACCTTAACATTTGCAGGATTTGCAATCATATTAACCGACTCGCAAACATTTTGATACCATCCACCACCTCTGAGATTTCTTTCATAAATTGGTGACGGGGTGTTTGAAGGTGTTGCCGTATTTGTGGGTGTTGGAGTTTGTGTAATTGGGGTACAAGATAAACTAACCGTTGGAGTAATTGTTGGAGTGATACTTGGAGTTGGTGTATTTGATGGACACAAACCCATATTCACAATACTTAATGGACCACTATAACTTTCTTTAACTAAGTCGTCAGCACAAACATATTGAGTGTCTAATGGAGATATACTTGAAACACTGATAATACCAGTACATCCTGTAAATCTATAATAACCGTCTTCAACACTGTTATAATTTGTTATTCGATATTGATTACAAAAACTCATTTTTTATAGTCCGTATTTTGATTTTAACTTATTTTAATATATCCGTAATTAACCGTAATACCTGATGCCGTATTATTTTGAATACCGAATACAAATGTATTTGTTGATGTAACAACTGTTGAATCGGTGGATATTGCACCTGCAGTTCCTATAATCTGTGCAGGTATGCTTGTAAACAATATTGGACTACCCCCACCAGTATAATTCCACGCATACTGAACACCAATTACGGGTACATTAGTATTACTAACACTTACTGTGGCATTATAAACTATTATACCATTTGGTATATTTGCAAGAGCCCATAAGTTATATGTGTTATTAATATCAACTGTAAAACTGTAGTTATTAGTCCCTGGAGTCACCGTCCAACTACCTGAGACTGGTGACACCACATTTGTTGAATATCCACTAAATAATGTTTCTTTTGGAACTTTAAAGGTTTCGGTTAGACCACTATTATCCATAACAAGATAAACACCCGTGGTGTCTCCCGTAAATGTTGGTAACTGACTTATTTTTGTATTTGCCATTTCTTTTTATTTTATAAATATTTTTATACGAATCTTGGAGCCAAGTAATTGTATTGTTGTGTTATTTCTGCAAGGTTTAATTGTCTGTTATAGAAATACATGTTGGCAACATGTCCCCAAGGTTGAGCTACAACATCATTATTGCCCCATCCCCAATGTGTGGTTCCACCAGCACCCGCACTGATTGTGATACCCACTTGGGAACCATTTATGTAGAATGTTTGAGATGTATTTGTTCCAACTACAGCATACTGAACCCAAACTTCAGCTGAAGATGCAACATCATATCCCGAACTTTTGAAAGAAGTATCCCAATA